TATGGCGCAACACCACCCCACTCCTCACGGATTGGGTAGGAACCTATTCGGCTCCGAATATGGTTCCCGAACTTCTGATCTACGTACACCCCGAGCTCGTCTCGAGCCCTCCTGTCCCACTCAAGGATCGTGCTAATCCTTGTGCGAGTGGACAAGATCCCTGCCGAAGAGCAGGGCTTGGGGAGTTTCAACGTAGACACTCTCATCTCTTGTGCTTTGGCTCTCCTGAAAAGCAGACCAGCCGTCAGGTACTCCAAGTTTGCCCCCACCGCTACGTAGGTGGCAACTTGACGGTTGGTAATGAAGACCTCCCCGGGCTGTGGTTCGTCAACGACGGACTTAGCTATCCATCCACGCCCAAGGTCGATCTTCTTCCGCAAATACTTCCGGTCGAGAGGTATTGCGGACCGCTGGAGAGTCGAGATATACTTCGTTGGGTCATGGACACCACCATGACACTCTTCTTCACAGAGGTACAACTCCCACAGCCTCCGCCGACAAACAAGTGGCACCCGAAGGAGCCCCTTGCAGGGGTGACCAAGGCCACCAAGGGCGGAGGGGAGTTCTGCGAAGCGACCCTTCTTCGCTGCCGATACACGCTGCCTTGCGTATATCGTCCTCGCCACACGTGCGAGTCTATTAAACGAAGTTGGATCAACAGAGTGCTGGGTCATGACCCCATTACCATTCCTAACGAACTCCTTCAAGGACGGAGGTCTGAAAGACCTGATCGACCTGCCATCTGGCGACAACAGGCCATAAGCTTCGCAGAACACGAAGCCTATGCGCGATCGGAAAGACTTTCCTTGATGGAGTTCGCTCCCTACGCCGTGTGCCCTATGAGCGTAGGAAGTAACGTTATCAGCATGAGTGAGCGCGGCGAGGTCATCACCACAGATGATGCGCCGCGGGCCCAGGCCCTCACTCATCCAGGCGTTGATGAGACTCAAGACGGAAAAGCTACAAGGAGTCCCCATGAGGGACCCCCTCGTCTTGGGTACCTCCACAAACCCATCAACGCACTGATAGCGTCTTTCAGCATATTCACGTGTTGCTTGAGTGAGTTGCGAGAGACGGTAACGGACACGATGTGGTTCCCTGCCAACTCCGAGAGATTCTCGGAGTTCGGAAACCAGAAAGCCCGGGAGGCCAGCTTTCTGAATTCCGTCGACGACAGCAGAGATCGCATCGTGCCCGAACCCGTCAGTCGCAGCGGTCAGATCAGCAGAAACGAAGATCTGACCACCACCCAAGCCACCACTCAGACGAGCCAAGATCCCGTCTTCCGTATGTGGAGCATAAGGAAGGCATTCTGGGAATCTTGCCTGAATGGCTGGCCAGAGGACCTGTCTTACAAGGTCCCCTCTGGCAAACACGTGTGCTGGCGGAACGGTAATGATCCGTGCCTTCATCCCCAATTCGGCGATGCAAGAAGCATGATGAATAACACTGGAACCAACCGAACTCCTAAGCAGTCCTGCGGTTGCGTACCGCAGGAAGAGTTCGGATTCCCTGACATTGGGTTCCAGGTGTGCATTTTGCTTCAAACGTCGCTTGGGTCCACGCTCAACTACTCGAGCGAGTGCGCTGGTTTCAACCCCAACCTTGGGGGTTCCACGAAGGAACCCCAAGAAGTCCGAGAGGGTCGCCTGCTCAGCGGCCCGGCCTTCTCTAACAAGGTCAGTGTTGAAACCACCCGCACCGCGCCCAGAACTGACCGTAGCAGCAGACGATGTAGGCACAGACAACGAAGTACAGTCTCGGAACGCACCTTTCAGTCGAGACGACACGAATTCCTTGAGAGAAGCCAGCAAGGCCGGCTCAGATTCGTGACGACTGGAAAGTGTACGCAAATGATCGGAATAAGCTTTACGCTGAACGTCCACAGGTGCGCATGGAAGTGCGCGTGCAAGTCGGCTGAAGGCCAATGCACTTTTGACTGTGTGACGTTTCTCAAGCCATCGATAGAGCTTACCGGGAAATCCGTTGATGCTGCCAAGACTGGCAAGACGCCTCTGCTGAAGAGCACCAGCACGAAGCTGGTGGCAAACTTCCTTCAGAAGTCTGCAGGTGTCAGGC